TTCTGGACACGCATGCTCGTGGTGCCCTGGCTCATCCGCTTCGTGGACGATCCGAAAACCCCGGACGAACGCAAAATTGACCGCAAGCTGGAGTCCAAACTCAAGAAAAACCTGTCCGGGCTTGCCGCCTGGCTGGTTCGCGGCGCTCTTGAGTACCAGGAGAAAGGCCTGTGCCCTCCGGCCTCGGTCATCGCGGCCACCAAGGAACAGCGCGAGCGGATGGACGACGTGGGCATGTTCCTTGGCGATTGTTGCAACATCGAGACGGCGGCCCCGGGCAGGGAGCCGGCGTCTCGCATCGCAGCGTCCGAACTCCTCGACGCCTTCAACTGGTGGATGCACAAGCAAGACTCCAACGCCTACCTCTACTCATCTAAACGTATGGGCGAGATTCTTCGCAAGAAGCTTATCCCATCGAAAAAATCAAGCATTACCTACTACCTAGGAATATCCCTCAAGCCCGACGTGGCCGAGGATTTCGAGGCCTGGCGCGATTCCCAATCCTCGAGCGGTGGAGAGAAGAAGAAGAGGAGCAAGCTCTATGGCTAGCCAATCCTCCCACATTCTCCCACGGAAAACGGGCCAGACCATGCGCTCAACCTGCTTAAATAGCTTGGAGAATAGCCGCGCCGGGAGCTTGGGAGCATCAAAGCCTATTTGCCTTGCATGTGTATGTAGTGTGTGCGGCGGTGCGCTATTTGTGCACTCGCGCCTCCCATCCTCCCATTTCTCTTTTATTCATAAAGAAAATAGTAAGTTAAAAGTAAAAGGAGAGTTGGGAGCTTTCGGGATGTTGGGAGGTTCGCCCTCATGAACCTTCTCGACCTGCTTTCCTCTCGTGGTCTGTCTCCTCGCCAGGTCTCCGCCAACAAGGGCGGGGAGTACGCCAGCGCCTGCCCTGGCTGCGGCGGCGAGGACAAGCCGGGCAATCCGTCTGACCGTTTCCACGCCTTCCCCAGCCAGGAGGGCGGGCCGCTCTGCCAAGAGGCCGGCGCGCTCGGCACATACTGGTGCCGGAAGTGCGGCGCTGGTGGCGATCTGCTCCAGTACCTCATCGACTTCGAGCGCATGCCCTTTGCCGACGCCTGCGCCGAGCTGGGCGCCAAGATGCCCAAGAGTCTCCCCGCACGTGGCCGCCTGCCACAGCCGCCCAAGACCAGCACGGCCCCGGCCTTCGTGCCCGCCGTGCTCGCCTTGCCGTCCACCATCTGGCGCGAACGTGCCGCCCGCCTCGTGGAGAAGTCCCACGCCAGGCTCCTCGAATCGCCTAAGGCTTTGCGCTGGCTTGCGGAGCGCGGCCTCGACCTGGACGCCGTGCGCAAGTACCGCCTGGGCTACCTAGCCGAGGAGCCGAACAAGAACAACCGCCCCGGCATCTTCCGCGCCCGCAGCGCCTGGGGCTTGCCCGACAAGATCGTCCAAAACCCAGATCGCACCACCCGCGTGATTAAGACGATGTTCATCCCGCGCGGCATCGTCATCCCGGCCTATGGCCCGAAGGGCTACCACGAGGGCGCGCTGCCCATCCGCATCCGCATCCGCCGGCCGGACGTGGACATCAAGGGCACCGACTACCCCAAGTATCACGTCATCCCCGGCTCGTGCATGGCCCCCATGCTGTTGGGCGCAAGCGCCCGCGCCTTCGTGGTGGTCGAGGCCGAGCTGGACGGCATGCTGGTGCACCATCTGGCTGGCGACCGCTGCGGTGCGCTGGCCGTGCTCACCAACCTGGGCAAGCCAGATGCCGCCGCATACGCCGCGCTTGTGCGCGCGCTCACCGTGCTGGTGGCGCTGGACTACGACGAGGCCGGAGCCAACGGCTGGGCATGGTGGCGCGCGCACTGCGCCACGGCGCGGCGCTGGCCGGTGCCCGCGGGCAAAGATCCCGGCGACGCCTTCAAGCTGGGCGAGGATCTGCGCGCCTGGGCGTTGGCCGGCTTGCCCAAAATGCTGCACGCGGTCACCGCCGCCCCGGAGGCCTCCCCCTTGGGAGTGTCGCTTTCTGGCGAGGCTGCCACCACGGGGGAGGGGGCACATGCGGCCCCAGCGCCCCACAGCGCGCCGCAGCCCACCCCGGCGAGCGTTGACGCCCCCGCGCCTGTCACGGCTCCCCCGGCCGTCACCCCGCGCCAATGTATGGCCCTGCGGAACCTTGCCCGCTTCATGGACCGCCATGGCGTCAGCTACGGGCCGGACTCTTCCGGCTGCCCCGCCTGGCAGTACCCCGACAACCTGTCCCGCCACGAGGTCGACGCGCTTTTCGAAGCGCTGCTGCCCCTCGTCCCGTCCGATGTCTACGAGCTGGTCAAGGCCAACCCTGCAAAGGTGGTCACGGCTGGCAACCTGTGTGCGCCCTACCAAACCCAGAGGAGGAATTCATGAATCTTCGAGACATGTCCGCGCGCGATGCGCTGACGCATGTGGATGATTTGCTGCGCCAGTTGCTGGTGCACCCGGGGCTGGCCAACGCCGACCGCGCGGCCATCGTGCAGGCTGGTGTCAATCTCTCTGGCCCGCGCCGCCGGCACATGGGCAAGTGGACGCCTTGCGACCCGGCCACCCTGCCCCCGCGCAAGGCCGGGCAGAAGTTCCCCGAGCTGCCCAAGGGCTGGGCGGTGGATTGGGAAAACGCGCAGGAGGGGGCCAATGCCTGAACGACTTCCGAAGCAGTGGCATCTTGGGATGCTGGTCGAGCAGACGTATTCTCAGAAGATGCAACGCACCTTCCCTGCGGTGAATTGCAGGCTCTTACTCGCTTGCTTCCAAGAGGACATCGAAGCCTGTGCTGCGACTTACCAGCCGAGCGGACACGGCGGTAACACCTGGGTTGGTTTGAAAACACACATCAACAATTCGCCTATCATTCGAAACGATAAGCAGAGGAGAGATAAGGACTGTGGACGTCCCGTGTTCGAATTGTCCATAGATTACACCACCACAAACGTCTCGAGTCAGCTCTCCAGTAAAGCGGCCACAGTGCAGATTGATGGTGTCCACTCGAATATCCGCATGCCCGCGATTTTCAATGACGAGTCTCGTATCGACAAGACTGTCCTCCTGCGGTTCCGGCTGCTCCAGATAGGCTCGTGGTTCCTCCATGCGTTTGCCCTTGAGCCAGTTGATAAGGCCAAAAGCTGCTCCGATTGTCGCAGCCGCCGCAGCAACGGCTGTCGCAATAGTCTTCACTAGTTCCATTATTTCGCTAGCACTCATGCTGTACCTCCTGAATTCTTATGGTGTGAGTTTCGGTATGAGAAAGTTACCCAAAACTCGCACAATCACTAGCAAGATATCTATTAACATGGAGAGTAATATGGCGACTACAGAAGAATTTGCTGCTGGTGCAGGGGTAACAGCCGCCCCTGGCCTCACCTTCAAAACCCAGCTGGCCGCTGTGGACTACCTCACCAGCCAGGGCTTCAAGGTCGGCAAGAGCAAATTCAACGACGACGTGAAGAAACACAAGCGCATCCCCTTGAACGCGGCCGGCCACTTTGAGGCCTCCGTGCTCCTGGCCTATGCCGCTGTGCACCTCACCCCCCTGGCCAGATCCGAGGACGCCAAGGGCAGTGCCGCCGCCACTTCGAAGATCACCGCCGACACCCGCCTGCGCGAAGTCCAGGCCGCACGCCAGGAGCTCAAGCTCCAAAAGGAGCAGGGACTCATCATGCTCAAGAGCGAGCATGAGGCCGGGCTCTCCGCGCGGGCGCTGTTCTTCAAGAACGAGATCGAGAACTTCATCCGCCTGCGCGCCGCCAGCATCATCCAGCTGGTGGGCGGGAGCGAGGAGTCCGAGCCTCTGCTCATCGAGTGGTGGGACGAGGCCACGGCGGATTGGATGGACTCCTGGTCGAAGGACCGCGAGTTCATGGTCGACGACGACGACACCAGGACCCAGGCCGACGAATCCGGCGAGGAAATCGCCGAGGACATGGAGACGGAGGAGTAAATGGCAACAGTCCGCAAAGGGCTTGAACCCGTGGCCGTGTTCCCCGCCCCAAAGGGGAAAAAGCAAGGAAAGCGCATGAGCGTTTATCCCGCCGAGCATTGGGAGAAATGGGGCGGCGCGCCCGGCCGCTGGCGCGTCATGATCGGGGAGCGCTGGCATACCCGCAAGGGGGAGCGGGTCAGCTTTTTCACGGCGGAGGGCATGCGGGCGCTGGTGGGCGAGTGGGGCCTGCGCGCCTTGGGCATCAAGGCGGACAAGGCGGATATCGTCAGCAAGGCCGCTCCTCGCGGCACGCTGGTCTGGCTGCTGGACTCCCTGCCTGCGGGTGACGTGGACTCCGATGGTGTGGAGGTCACCCGCGTGGAGCCCGCCCACTTCGCCACGCGCACCCGAACCGTCCCTTTTGCTGACGAATATGGGGAATGGCGCGTGTGGGTAGGGTTTCGCAGCAAGCCCGTGCTGCTGGCCGACCTGCGCCCGCGTGCGGACGGCCAGGGTTTCGACCTGGTCGAGAGGGGAGCATAGCCCCATGGCCACCTTCCGCTTCACCCCCGGCGAACGGCATATCTTCCGCCGCCGCCCCAAGCAGTCGCCTTCCGCCTGGGCCGCCGAGCAGCTCATCGTGCCCGACGGCCCTCATTCCGGCAGCCGCTGGCGGCGGGACTTCGCCCCCTACGCGCCGGGCATCATGGACACCTGGGCCGAGCCCTGGGTGGAGGAAGTGCGCGTGTGCGGCACCCCGCAGAGCGGCAAGACGATGTTGCTCTATGCCTGCATGGGCTACGCCATCGACCGCCGCCCCGGCCCGCGCATGCTCTCCATGCCCGACGACCCGTCCATCGCCAAGGTGGTGGAGGCCAAGCTCAAGCCCCTGTTCCGCCGCACGCCGCCCGTGCGCCGCCTGCTGCGCAAGTTCCGCTCCGGAGGCGTGTTCTTCCGCGACGGCACCGCCCTGCACCTGGCCAGTGCGCAGTCCCCCAGCCAGCGCGCCTCCATCTCCATCCAGGACCTCTTCATGGACGAGGAGGACCTGTACAAGCAGTTCGCGGGCCAGGGCGTTCCCGTGGTCGACCTCCTCGAGCGCACGCGCTCCTATGCCCACAAGCGCAAGATCCTGCGCGTCAGCAAGCCCGTCGGCGGCGAGGACTCCAGCATCTGGACCGCCATCAACGATGCGGACGAGCTGCGCCACTATGAGGCGCGCTGCCCGGCCTGCTCAACATTTCAGCGCCTCGAGGCCTCCGGCTTGGTTTGCGCTTCGGCCACCGCAGACCCCCAAAAGGTCAAGAGAGAAAAGCTGGCGCGCTACAAGTGCAGCGGCTGCGGCTTCCTGTGGACCGACCACATGCGCAACGTGGCCGTGCTGGCGGGCCGCTGGGTGGCCGTGGAAAGCGTGCCGCGCCCCAAGAGCGTTGGCTTCCATCTCCCGTCCATCCTCTCGCGCTCGGTCAGCCTGTCCGAGATCCTGTGCGAGAAGATGAAGGCCGAGGCCTCGGACGACCCAGATGCGAAGCAGGCTTATGTCAACGGCTACTGGGCGTTGCCGTACAACCCCGTTGTGCGTGAGACAAAGGAGAGCGAGATCCTCAAGCTGGTGGACCGCACGCTGCCCGCGCGCGTTGTGCCGTCCGGCTATGTGGCCTTAACCTGCGGCATCGACATGCAGAAGTGGGGATTCTGGTTCCGCGTGGACGCTTGGACCCCAGGGCTTGAGTGCGCCATGATCGACTACGGTCGCCTGCGCGACTGGTCCGACGTCTACTCCCTCATTTGGGAGACCACCTACGAGCGGGAGGACGGTGCGCCTATCCCCTTGTGGCGTGCCGGGCTCGATACCGGCGGCGGCAAGACGGATGAGGATCTGCTCACC